GTGGCTAGTGATTTCCTGCCCAGTCAGTACGTGGCAAATGGTGGGGATGGTGTACCTAAATATGTAGATAATTCTGCATATTCAACTGTCGCCATTGTTGACCCATCCACAGGAATAATAACTCAGAAATACTATTACTGGGTTGGTGATAAAACTACTGTGGATAGTGTAGTCGCAAAAAGAACATTAAGTGCATTTTCTTTACAGAGTTACATTTCTAACCCAAAAGATCAGGGCAATCCTTACCTGGCCTATATAGCACCCAACAGTGTTGCATTGTTCAACGTCACTGACACACTCACTGATGACGAGATAATTTTGCACCTGGATACATCATCGTCAAAGTCACAAAATTTAATTCATAATGAATTTCAGTTAATACAAGAAGGTAACCCGGTAAGCCAGATACCATCATCAATATTAATTAAACTACGAGACAGCTTGTCCGGGTCAACAATATCCGGGGATGTGGTACCAGACCCAACGCTATCTGCCGAAGATCAGATTGGTCTGTTAAACAGACCCAGACAGAGCCTTTTTATCAATGGAGTCAATGCATTAACAGCTTTTATAAAACAAGTTAATTCTGTAGTTGTTAAATATCCTATATTATTAATTTCTGCGAATGTTACATCGTTATATGCACAAGATCCGATACCCAATGTGGCCATTGACGCAACAGCAACCAGCTACACGCAGATATCATACTTAGACCCTGCAGCTTTTTATAATGGCTATACTGTATTAATTGAAAACGATCCAGACTATCTCGGTAAGTGGACAATATACAAATACAACAGTGATACAGAAACTTTTAATTTGTACAAAATACAAAGTTATAAAACAACCTTGTACTGGGATCAAATTGATTGGTATAGTTCCGAGTATGTTTCTGGAACAGATATATCTTTTGTAGTTGGAACTTACGGAAATATACAATCATTGTCATTAGAATCTGGCATGTATATAAAAGTATTGGATGGAGGAAATGGTCAATGGTTAATTTATGCTGTTAATTCGGATTTAAGTTTAACATTAATTGCAGCACAAAATGCCACTGTGGAGTTTTCACCTAATTTATATGATTCAACCACGGGCTCAGGTTTTGAGTCAACTGTTTTCGACATTATAAATTTTGACCCTCAACCAGGTATTGAAGTTGGTTACATATTTGACAGTTTGCATGACGAAATTTTAATCAATGATTTGGCGGTAGAATTTAACAGTCTATTTTTCACAGTTGTCAACTATTTACATACTGAACAAATAAGTCCTGATTGGATCTTTAAAACAAGTTTGATTGATGTTTATCATAATTTAAGAAAACTTGAACAAATTCCTAACTACATCAAAGATGACCAGACGTTCTACGAAGATTACATCAATGAGATTAAACCATATAGAACTAAATTACGAGAGTATGTTCCAACTTATAGTAAGACGGATATAGCCACTGCAGAATGGACCGATTTTGATTTACCTGCCATATATTACAGTACTACTGATACGTATCGGTCGCCTGATGTCAGTCTCCCACAAGATCAGGAAATATTAACGATCAAGCCTTTTAGTGATTGGACCAATAATTATAAATTTAAAGTGGTTGATTTTATAATTGGGAATGTTGGACTAAATTATACAATTGCACCAAATGTCGAGATTACCGGTGGTGGTGGCTCCGGAGCAACTGCGATCACCACGATAAACCCCTCAACTGGTCAATTGACCGGAGTGCAAGTCGTGACTCCGGGATCAGGATTTACCACGACCCCCACTGTTTATATCAACGGCGTTGGGCAAAGTGCTGTTGTCTATCCTGTACTTAAAAACGAGTTTAATGTAGCGAACCCATCACTTAGTTATAATTTGATACGTGAAATTGACACAAAACTAAAATTTGACAGATTCAGTTACTCAAGTAATTTAGAACTCTGGTCCAATAATAAAACTTATGGAAACACGATAATTTCAGGTTCTGGCAGTAATATCTGGGTTACCAGTGGGAATGTTGTTATCTATAATAGTGAAGTATACATAATATCAAACGCCAATCCAGTAGCTGAATCTATTTTTGATTTTACACGATTTACAAAAGTCGATTCAGGAAATGTTTTGTTAAATGCAGTAGACAGAATTACGGCATACTATGACCCCTCAGCTGATCCCGGAATTAATTCGGCATTGCCAAGTAAATCTTTAGATAAATTAATGTCGGGTGTCGCATACCCCGGAGTTAAAGTTACTGGTCCAGAATTTAGATCTAACATTCTAGAAGTTTCTGGCAACGCATTCTCCTTTAACACGATAGGATTAACAATCACCAGTGGTAATGTCCAAGCAGTGAATTTCCGAGATCTTGGATTTCAGATAGACCAGCCAGTCAGAATTGAAACTCTGGTTCCGTTTAACTTTGTTAATAACGGTACGTTCTATATAGTCAGTGTTGAGCGAGATTATTTAATGTTGACTGGAAAACCCATCGAGACAACACATAAAATGATTTTAAGCAGTAATGTCACAGTTTCAGCTGGTGATATAATCACACAGGCTAACACTTTGGCCAATGCATTCGTTTTGCAAAATGCAACAAATTCTCAGGAAATTGATGTTGTATATAATGTATCCGGTTTTTCAAGTAATGCGGCAAATGTTATTTCTATCAATGGAGCCACACAAACAAAATACATTGCGGATATCACTGCCGGTGGTAACGCCAATGTGAGAATTTCTTATTTGAATTTGTTTGATATTTTAGATTCAAATATTTACAGCACTTATTTAGATACAGAACTGGGCACCAGACCCGAAGATATCAACATTGTGGGCGGAGCGTATGTTGACACCTACAGCAGCCATGCCCCGGAAGAGTTAATTCCGGGCAAGATGTTTGATGCGTTAGAAATACGTGTGTTTAGTAATACTGCGGGCAATACAGCTACTCATGGGTTTAGAGTTTTCCAACCAATGAGTAGCAATATACAGTTTTCTCGTATTAGTGCAAACAGTACCACTACATTATCATCCAATTTATCGCTGGCAGATCCCATAATATATGTTACTGATGCCAGTATTTTACCATTCCCTAGTCCAGAAAATGCAGTACCGGGTATAGTATTCATCAATGGTGAAAAGATACATTATTATCAAAAGTATGACGATGCTACTATAGCCGACGCCACTGCATGGGAACCCGACACTTACTTCTTACCTGGAACACTGGTTTCCAATATTAGTAGTAATACCTATTTGGTTCTTGGCAATGTGTATGCTAATGCAAACACTTATATCAATACCAATAATCTACAACAGGTATACACGAACACACTGACGCAGCTTCGTCGAGGGGTGGATGGTACAGGATCGTCAGTGCTAGTAACGGCTGGTAATTTGGTTGCTGACAGCAGTTTACAGCAGCAAATTCCTGACGGCGGGATGTCGATCAAGACCTTTACAACATTTGACTCTAACGTAACATCCAATGTTACTTGGCAGCTAACTTTAAGCGGTGTTATCACAGCCAATATCGGCGATTACATTACGCAATTTGTAGGCAATACTGGAAATGTGAGAATATTATCCAATGTTGTTGCTGCCAATGTGGTAGCAGTGGATATAGTCGGAGGCAACATAACACTTGCGGCAAATGTGGGCACCAGAATCAACATTGCTACACCAACATTTTACACCACAACGTCGGCAAATATTACTGCAATAAAGCCCTTGGGCTCAGTGCAGGCAAATGGAAACGTGGTGTTAAGTAGTGTGTCTCTGCTACGTAGTAATATCTGGGTACCGTTAAGTACCGGAGTTGGCCTAGAGGGAAGTACTACTACCGCAGCTCAATTTATCAAGGCGGAGCCTAGTTATATACCATGATTATACCGCAACTAAATAATGTAGATATGGAAGAAAAAATGCAATCTTTACCAGAAAATAACGATGTTGTTGAGCGCAAGCCCGATGAACAAAGCGGAATCCACGTACAGGGGCACATTAAGATCTTTGACCCTGAATCTGGAGAAGTGTTTATCGACAAACGAAACGCTATTCACTATGAAAATATAAGTGAGGCCATTGCTTATTGTTTGGCAAATAAAGGGCAGAGTTATATATACGAAATGCACTTTGGGAATGGCGGAACCAGTATTGACCCGACAGGAATCATCAACTATCTTCCAGCCAATACAAATACCAGTAACGCCAATTTATATAATCCCACATTTGCAAAAATTATCGATAACACCAGCACTCTCAATCCAGACCCAACTAGAAATAAAATAGAAATTAGACATACTCCGGGTCGTGTGTATTCGGATCTTGTTATTTCTTGCCTATTGGACTATGGTGAGCCTTCGGGGCAAGCAGCATTTGACAACTCAACCGATTTAAATAATACCTACACTTTTGACGAACTAGGCCTAAAAGCCCGTAGCACTGACGAAAGTTACGGATTAACCACGACCGGTAAATTGCTAACACATGTTGTTTTCCACCCGGTACAAAAGAGCTTGAACAGACTTATTCAAATTGACTATACTGTGCGTATTCAAACATTAACAAACCTGAGTACTATAGGATAACGCAATGGCTTATTATGTCAATAAAACTGATGGTACTGCAATTTTAGTTCTGGATGGGACCAAAGATACCACGAGCACAAGTTTAACTCTAATAGGGCGTCTGTCACAAGTATTTGGTGAAGCTCAGAATGAAAACTTTGTACACTTGTTAGAAAACTTTGCCTTGGCCACTGCGCCGCCGTTCCCAATAAAGGGACAATTATGGTATGACACTACGTTAAACAATATAAAATCTTATACTGGTAACACGTGGGTCGCAGTGGGTAGCGACATAAAGGGCAACATTAGTTTAACTGGAAACTTATTCATTGGGTCCAATGGATTTAAAATATCTGATCTTGGTAATGTGACCCTCACAAATAGTGTGAATAGCGCAGATATCAGTTTTTATTCTAATATCAGCGGAACCAATACTAGAACTTTATATATAAATGGAGTTTCAGGGTTAGTAGAAGTGGCAGGCAATGCGACTTCTAATTACGGGGTAACAACCAAGATATATGTTGATAGTAAAGTAGATACGTTAACTTCCAATGTAAATGCAAACAATGTGTCATACGCTGCTAATTTTGCAGCAATTAATGCAAATTTGGTAGTTAGGACCAACACTGATAGTGATTTTTTAAACAGTATTACAGCAGCAAATGCTCAAATTGATCTAAGAGAAACTATATCCAGAGTCAATTCAACCACAGTTGCATTAAGTTCGGCAATCTCTGCAAATTTAAACACAGCACTTGGTACAATAACTGCTGCAAATGCTGCAATGGTAACTGCTAACTTAGATATGAAAAGTTACGTTGATACCATTAACTCAGTTACGCTAGCAAACGCTCAATCACAACAAAGTCAAATTGATTCAAAAGCGGCAATTAACAGCCCCACATTCACTGGCAGTCCTCAAAGTGTAACATTCTCATCAGCTACGGCTAATACTGCCATAGCCACAACGGCGTTTGTAAGTGCAGCAGTAAGCGACGCAGTGGGTGGTATATCAGTTATTCCAGCTGGAATAATTAGCATGTGGTCCGGAAGCGTAGCAACGATACCCACCGGATGGGTACTGTGTAATGGATCAAATAGCACACCCGACTTACGAGATAAGTTTATCATAGGTGCTGGAAATACATACGATGTTGCAGCAACAGGCGGCAGCAAAAATTCAACTTTAATTGCACATACACACACAGTAACTGATGGCGGACACAGTCATGATGGTGTATTACAGGCTGCAGATGACGCTAGCGGTCGCCGAGTTACTTTGAATCGAGCTGTTGGACAAAATGAAAATGATGCGACTGGTGGTAACTTTGGCACTTCTACTGATTCTGCAAGTACTGGAATTTCAATAAATTCCACAGGATCTGATAACGGAGTTAATTCTAATTTACCCCCATATTACGCACTTTGTTTCATTATGAAAACATAAAAACATAGCATAAATAACTAAAGTTGGAGAAAACTTAAAAATGGCTTATAATATTACATTATCAAATGGTGACGCACTTATAACTGGTGGGTTAGTCGACGGAACCATTGATACCACTAGTTCGAGTCTTACCCTAGTGGGCAAAAACTACCCGGGATATGGGGTATTTTTAAATCAAAACATGATTCGTTTAAGCGAGAACTTTGCTAAATCAAGCGCACCAACTTCTCCATTACCCGGTCAGCTTTGGTGGGACACAACTGCGGGTGTAAAATATCTTAAAGTTAACACTTCAGCCACCAAGGGCACTGCATCAGCTGCCTGGAAGACCATTGTGACCACATCAAACGGTGCCAGTGCCCCCGCCAGCCCGGTGGTTGGCGAGCAATGGTGGGATACAATTAATGCTCAATTAAAAGTATGGTCTGGGTCCGAATGGAAAATAGTTGGACCAGCAGCAACATCAACAACTGGTAATTCAGGTGCAATACCGGACACTATTGTTGCCACATCACCAGCTGGAACATATGTTGTTTTAAAATTCTATATTGATAACGATCTAGTGGGTATTTGGAGCAAAGAAGATGTGCCGTTGACAACAACGACCACGGGTTTTACCACAATTAACCCTGGTATCAATTTAAGCACATCAATCGTGCAATCTTTTGCTGGTAATGCTACTTCCGCCCTGGCACTGAGTGTTGGTGGAGCCTCAATACCAAGTAGCAGTTTTCTAAGAAATGATCAAACCGGAAGTATCACAGGAAGTTTAACTTTGTCAGGAGTTGCCAGTGATGCAGGTCTAACACTGGGAGCAGGTGGCGATTTTAATGTTTCGATCGGTGGAGATAATCCTGACGATGTAGTGTTAAAAAATGTAACCACAGGTGGTAATATTGTTTTAAGTTTGAAGAATACAGTAGGGTCTCAGACAAAATTTTTTAGAGGGAACGCAGTTAGTGGATTGGCAGAAGCGTACAGTACGCCCACATCAACAGCATCAAGTTTATCTTTTGCAACAAAAGGGTATGTAGACCAACAATTAGGTGGTGGCGGTACTGGTACTGCTACTTTTGCTGCAAATATTGTGCCTAGCGCAAACTTAACTTATAATTTAGGATCAACCACTGCATGGTGGGATAACATCTATGGTACTGCAGTTCATGCAAAATACGCCGACTTGGCCGAACGATTCAGTAGCGATCAGTCATATAGTCCAGGAACAATTGTTGGGCTGGGCGGCGTCAAGGAAATTACAGTTGTAAATGAAGAATTAAGTGAAGACGTCTTCGGTGTCATAAGTACAAGAGCAGCATATTTAATGAATTCAGGCGCCGGACCAGACGCTACACATCCCCCAGTTGCAGTTCAAGGACGAGTACCAGTCAAAGTAATAGGTAAAATTCGCAAGGGTGATCGTCTAGTTGCTGCTGGTAATGGCTTGGCTCGATCAGGGGCTAAAAATGAAATTACACCCTGGAATGTTATCGGCCGAGCATTAGAAGATAAAACAGACACAGGCGAAGGCACCATTGAAGCCATTGTCAAACTAAACAGTTAATAGGAACTATAAACAATGAGTTATTCACAAGGCAATTTAATTGAAGCCACAGACTATAATAATATAATCGGAACATCTCCCAGTTCCACCACAAATAGACTCAACAC